TTTAAAAGCCTGTCTTTTGCAAAAGTCTAAAGACTTGTCTTTGACATACTTTACATCTGAAACGTTAGGGGACATTTTGAGCCTATGCAGAAACTCCACAACTTGATCTCGAAGGATTACGTCGCCCGACTCTGTCAGCTCATCTTTTACAATCTGAATTAGCAGGCCCATCGTTGGAAAGCATTTATATTTCTGAAAATAACTAAAATACTTTTCTGTCAAGAATTCCAGATATTTTAGCTCAAAATAATGGTGAGACATAACCTCAGCCATTTGTCCGGCCCAAGCATGATCTGATACCAGGCCATGAAATATTGTTTCCTGGAATTGCTTTCCGTATTGTGCAAAATGTGACTGCTTTGATTCAGAGTCAAACAAGGTCTTTATCCTATACGTGTTTTTGTTGTGAGGCACTTTAGCGCAATCCAAAGGGCATCAATATCAAAGTTTTTAATTTCTCTACTCATAAAAAGTCTAAAAAGATTCATCTTGTTGGGCACAAAATCGTAGCTATCAACAATACTGTTGATCTTGAGTGCCTGAGTCCCTGAAAGGTTTTTGCCCTCTAGCGTCATCAATTTCATATTGTCCCTTATTAAGTCATGATCTTTATCTATACGACTATAAATCGCGGGTGATCTTTTTACATTATTAGTTTTAGAATGCTCAAAAATCTCTTCTAGGATTACTGATTCTTTCGTGGCTAACATTGGAAATCTTTTTGCCATGGTCTTGAATCCTGCGCCTTTAATTCCCACAATACCGTCAGAAGAGTCACCTACGAATGCTCTTGTTAGGGCAAAATTACTTGCTAAAACTCCAAACTCTTCTAGCACAGAATCAGGTGTCATAATTTTTTTTCGCCCGGGTGACCATTGATTTACTCTATCTGATATACACTGGTACAGATCTTTGTCTGATGATATTATCATGCACACATCTTGACGGAACGTATTATTTGCAAGATGTGCAATAATATCATCGCCTTCACAGTCTGGCACATATATCTGCATTACTGGGAGCTGTCTTAAAAAGGCTATTAGGTCAACAAGCTGTGCATCTCTATTTTGATAGGTATTGGGCAAATCTTCATAAAATCGATTTAGCTTGATTGGGCGGCGATTATCTTTATAATTTTTTCTTACAGCTCGGCGTCGAGCAGAACCCCCACCCTCCCAGGCAATACAAACTGCTTCAGGATTAAATTTTTCACACAAATATCTAACGTTCTTAAGAAACCCAATTAAGCCTCCAACATGATTGCCGGCTCCTGACATTGTTGGGTTTGCTACAAAATGTCGTGTAAATATATTTAGACCATCTACTAAAACTACAGGCCTAGGCATTAGTTTAACAGATCATCTTCAATTTCCAGAGCAATAGAACGCATCTCTTCATATGAGTCATGATCTATGTCATATTCAGCAGGATTTTTTTCACCTTTGATAAAAGCGTGCGCCATTAACTTGTCAATAAAAGGTTGATATTCCGGGTTTTCTAAAATCTCGAGAAAGTCTGACTTATAAAACTTTTTCTCGATGATATTCTTTTTTGTTTTCTTTTCAGTGACTGTCAGTGTCTTCCACGATGAAGTTCCAGCAATTTCGACAATATGTTTCCCAATATCAGCAGGTCCATATTTTCTTAAAACATCAAAAAGTTGTTCGTGTTCCTGAATCCCTTTTCCAAAGTGAATTTCAAAATTACAAGTTCTAAACGGAGCAGCAACCTTATTTTTAATAGTCTTCGCTGAGACATTAATCCCGATTACTTCTTTTTCTTTATTTGTAATTTGCTGACCTGCACCCAGCTTAATTCGAACAGAAGAATGAAAAGGAATTGCTTTCCCGCCGGGCGTTGTTGTTGGATCTCCATACATAACGCCGATGTTTGTTCGTATTTGATTTAAACAAATAAAGAGAGCATTTGTTTGCCCTATAACGCCGGTAATCTTTCTCATTCCTTTAGATATTGATCTTGCTTGCAAGCCTATTGAATTCTGATCATAATCGCCCGTAAGCTCTGCCTTGGGAGAAGAAGCAGCAACAGAATCCCATATAATGGTTATGGGCACATCTTTTTCCATTGCTCGAGCTTTAAGAATGGTAGACTCTGCAATCGACAATACTTCTTCTGTGCAGTGTGTATCAATATATACAAATCTTTTGCTAATATCTACACCTAGAAGAGATAGATTTTCAACGCTTGTTGCATTTTCGGTATCAATATACACAACAATGCCCCCCATCGATTGGGTTGATCTCGCGATTTGAATCGCAATATGAGATTTCCCAATCGATGGAGGCCCAAAGATTTCTACAATTCTACCTTCGGGCAGGCCGCCTTCGGGCCTGTTGGATATAATATAGTCCAGTTGCCTAGACCCAGTTGATATCCAACGCTTTACATGTGTCGGAGATTCATCAAAAGCAAGATTATAAGCGACCTTGCTTCCGTGCTCCTTGTTGAGAGACTTTATTAAGTCAGATGCAAAGTCTTGAGTTGTAGTTTTCTTTGATCCCATTTTGTTTATTTACCCCTAGAAGCTTTCCAGGTCAGCAAAAGCTTCATCCAACGACTTATATGACTTAGACTTGTCATCTGAGTCTGTCTTTTTTGAATTTGTGCTGCTTGTATCACTTGATGTCTTTCCATATGACGTTCCGGTGTCTTCTTCCATATCATCACCGTTAATCCAATCATTTACAATTTTTTCAAGTTCATCATATGTCTTGAGCTCAAACATGTCTGTAAGATCTGGGATATTACCCAGCCACTCTTGACATGTCTTCTTATTACTTGCCAACGCAGAAGCTTTGCCACGTGGGCGAACCTCTGTAGTTGCCCACATGCGCCCTGGTGCCTTAGTACAAATAACCTTGACATCTCGTCCCTCGGTTGGATCTGTAATGTCGCCGTAGTCCTCGTCAAGCATAATATTGAGCAACGACTGGTATACTGTCTTACCAAATGCCCAAATTCTTACGCCCTTGTCCTCTTCACCTCTTACAACAACAGGTGCATAACATCTCATCTTAGGATAAAGCTTCTTGGCTAGCTCATAAGATTCCTTGGCACCGTCTTCTCGAAGGCGGGTAATTAGCTCCTGAACAGGATCCTTTTCACCAAACTGATACGGTGCTAGCAAGCCCGGATTATTTCCAATATTATAATAGAACCATCGTTCCTGAAATGGTTGTCCATCATTATCTTGGAAAGATAGTAATCGAACTGTTGCATCCTCACCTTCGGTGGGGCGCCACATCATACTTCTCTTATTGTTTGTCCCAGAAAGCTGGGACAGCTTCTTACGAATTGCATCGAAATCAATCGCCATTTTTAACTCCTTAATTTTTAAATGTTCAATTGTCTAAATTGAATTTAGCGTGTATCTTTACAATACACTCTTTTACCTAAATGTTCAAGTTTTAGATTGTTATTTTTTTTTGGATTTGGGCTTATGAGATACAGCAGGAGCGCCAGCGACACCCCCAGCAGAGAATTCTTTTTGTTCCTCACCTTCGACTTCTTCAGGCTCTACAAGAAGGTCGGAATTATCTGGATGTTCTAGGAGGTATAGACGTATGAGTTGTCTTAGATTTTTGTAGTGCATGTATAGTAAATATAATGCTGCTACTTAGTTTGAATCGTTAAAAGTCTTGCACTTTGCACAACAGACTGCAGCGGTGTGTTAACGTAACCATACGACTTATTTTCATCCCGGCCCGGGCCGTGTGACGTGGTAATTGCACGAGTCTCGTCTAGCGTAAGTACAATTCCTGCGGATGCTAAAAGATGCAACGACATGTGTGTTATTGGCATTCTAGGTGTCTTGTCATTAAACTTATAATATGCACCTAGCTTTTCCCTGTGCCAATCAGAATCCTGGGGCACATAATAATCTGACTCAGGTGTACCTATCTTGCCCAAATCATGGCCTAGAGCGACTTTTAAAAGAGAGGTAGGTTCAACATCGAGTGAAAGGGACTCACCAATCTTTTTCATTGCAATGGCAATATCAACCGATTGCTTCATTAGGCCGCCAGGCTCACAATACTTTTGATCTGACTTGTGGGATGCAGGGCATACAATGATCCTTTCTCCAAATGACTCTAGAAAATTATTGACGTTATCTGTATCGCCAAAAGCTCTCTTAAAAAGAGAAGAATACTTTGCCCATAGGCCTTCGAGATCTGATGTGTTTTCCATTTATATAATATACGGTGTTGGACTAGCTTTGGATAAAAGAAATATAAACTTCTTCTTTTCCTGTTGGAGATATTTCTACATCTTCATCTAAAGATATCGCCTCTGCATTTTGGGCAGCCCTGAGTATATTATTTACAAACATAGTTGCATCTCTGGCGGTAATAAGATTGCTGTCTATTCTTACATATGCCTCCGATGTTCCGTCATAATGACGAACACCTACAAAAGCCGCCGACATTGCAGCATCTTTTTCGAAAGATCGACGAAGCAGTGCTGCAATTTTTTGGCGCCACGGTAGGTGAATTATTTTTGGTTCTTGACTAAATTGAGGAGGTATGCCAAGATCTTTCATGAGACCCTGGGGATCGTTTTCAGCACGAGACTTTCCTTGTCTTATGTAAGTTTTCAAGTTTCCTCGTCCTACCTTAGCCTTTATCTTTTTTTGTTCTTTAGGGCTATCTTCTTTTTTTTCATTAAGGCTTAAAATTGAATGCTTAATTATTTGATCGATATTCATTTGTGTAATCCTAGCTCTCGATTTGTTGTATAAATATTTTAGAACTTTTCACATGTGATAGGAAAGTTTCCCAAGGGCGTATTAATACCTGCTTGGCAGATCTTGCCAACGCTCTCAATGCTTTCACCCGGGACGTCGATGATTAATGCATCGTGAAGCACAAACAAGGGAACTACAGGGATTGTTTTTTCTGAAAGCTTTTTTAAAAAACTCCAGAACCCAACGTTTACAATATCGCATGACGTAGATTGTATAAAGTGACTAATCCTAACATGCGGAAGCGTATCATTATCTAAAGGGCGTCCCCAGAAATTTTCAAAGTTTCCATCAAGCAGACTTTTTGTCATTTCCCTGATATCAAAAAATTCTTTAACTTTATCTAATATTTCTCGGCTATTGCACCCTGACATTTCTTTGAACTTTTTAAAAGATATCCCGTAGAGGGCAGCAATGGTTGCTAATTTCGCAACTTTTCGTGTTATTTTTCCACCCAGGATATTATCTGCAATATGGGTATACACATCTTCAGGTGTGTCTTTAGACCTTACTGCTAGAGCAACCCTGGGTTCAAGGGACTTGAAATCAATGGATAAAATCTTGCCGCTAGAAAACCTGGACTTTAAAATCGACCGATATTTACCAGGCAATGTAAGAATGGAGGGGCCAGACTTTACAGTTAGTCGTCCGGTAGATGTCCCCGACTGATTATACGTAATCTTTCCCGCCTTGCTGTCTTTTGTTGGTTTAAAAGTCTCAAGACAAGTTTTTAGGCTTGAGTTTTCTTCGTTCTGTATGTAGCTAGCTAAAGTCTTTGCACATACCAACGCAGGAGAAAGTGAGCACAAAAGCTTTCTGGTGTCTATGTATATATTATTATATATTTGCCTGTCGGATCTATCTAGCACAGCTTCTAGGTGTCTAGAAATAATTGTAATGCGATTCTTTATAACATCTAAACCGAGAACATGCAGCCAGGGTACATGCAAGTCATCTTTTCCTAAAACTTCAAATGTTTTCTTTTCAGCCTCTGTATATATCTTTGGTACTGGTTCCTTGTATATTTTGCATAGTGTTTCAGCACACATAACTTGATTTGTGTCACCGGTGACCCATGCGTCTTTTGGAATCTTAGACGTCATAATACATTCATTGTTGGCTAATGTTATATTTGCCGAAATGCCCAATATGTCTTTGGAAATACAAAAATGCATGTTTAATAATATGCAGCCTCAAGGTAAATGTTCAATTACATATTATAAGATAAGCCTATGGCTCTGACTCTGCTTTCATCCTGGCGATTCCATCGACGTCTCCGGGTATAGTATGGCGGCCGCCGCTATCCCAAACATGAAATTCTCCTGATGTTGTAAATTGATTATTCGTTATTTTGTGTGATACTTTCTTGCAAATATAAAAATTGTCAACATCAGTTTCTGTATAGAAGTCAATAAAGTAAAGAGACCCTACTTGAAGCATTGGACAGCCTATCATGTCAATAGTTACAGACCTTGACATTCCTGTAACTTCCGTGATTGCAATATCAGTAGGCTTACCCGCCATGGCGGCTCCAAATCGACCACTAGAAGATGTTGCTTTTTTTTGTGTCATGGCCTTGTTAAAAACAAGCATCTGCTCGGATCCGCCCATTTTTCCACTAATAGAAGCACGAAGCAAGGAAGTTCCTGTAGTTCCGTAATTTAAGTGCGGATGCGAAGCCTTTATTGCGGCTTTGATAATTCTAAACGTTCTCGGGCCAGTCAAGATATCTCTAGAGCCGTCTAGTGTCTCAGAGTCTTTTATAATTTTTGCCTCCTCTAAGGCTTTTATAAATATTTTCTTTCTAATTGCTTCTGTAGACTTTTGGTTGACAGTTTGGATTGGGCTTATGGCTGTAGTTCTTCCGTCCTCTCTCATAGAATTCATTATTCTTTGACCAGCACCTTCATCAGCAGAGCTAAAATGATCAACAAATGATATTCTCAAGATCTTTCTTTTCTGGGTTGGATCTCCAGACTGAGCTGTAATTACCCGGGTACAGTACTCAACATGCGGAACTATTTGATTAGGCATAATCTCCGTTATAGTCTTTTTTCCCGACTTCGACTTTACTTTTCTAGTATCAAATCCGTAAGGTGTTTTGTTTTTTAACACCTCATTAATTTGTGTACTAATAATATGATTAATGAAATCGAAAGGATTTGAATATTTGTCAAATGCAGTACTCTTTGTCTGTGTTATTGGTGTATCGCCGATATTCATTCCGGACATTCGGCCGCACTGATTGTTAAACTTAAAATATAAAACCTGAATTTCATCATATACACCTGTCGCATATAAAGGCTGAACTAAGCCATGATGAACAAGGTGACTAAAAGTTAAGAAATTTGATGCAGCTGCTGATTCATACCACCACGTCATAAGTTTGCCACCGAGCTTATCATTTGCTTCTACTTTTAATGCTTCAGAGGAAACATCTTTTCCGCCCACCAATTTGTCAACTATTCTTTGAGAAGACTTAGGCGCAGCATTTGTTTGCACTACAAAACCGTTAGACAAAATAAAATTATATGCCCAAAACATAAGCTCGTCTCTGGCTTCTTTGAGATCAGATCCTTTGAGCGTGGCTAGACTATCCATGCTGCTTTGAGATTTTTTTCTCTTTTTTTGCTGCGATGCTGTCATAGGCGGTATCAATGTTTTGGGATAGTCGAGCTTAACTTTTCCAATATTTGCTAGAGCTGTACCTACCAGATCACCTGTGTTTGAATCTATCGGAATTTTAGAATATTCTTTTCCTGGCTTAATGTGGACCTTAAGCTTGAATTCTCCTCGTGCTAAAGATTCCAACTGCTTGATGCCGGAGTCGTTATCTTTTTTGAATGCTTCATATGCTTTCAGCTGGGGTGGCTTGTTCTTGATTCTCTTGTTTCTTTTTTCGTGCTCCTTTACCAGCGCATCCCACACAGCCCTAAAGCGCTTATATGACTGCGTATCTGGTACTTCCCTTCCGGCTGGAACTGTAAAATATAAAAATTCTTCTGCTAGGGCTTTTTTTAGGTACGCAATTCTTTTGGGAGTGTTTTTGCTGTATTTTTTCTTCGGTTTATCACTAAACTGTTTTACTTCATCGACATACGCCTTGACTATGTCGGGAAAGGACCCCCCTGCTTTAAGGCTTATTACGTAATAGTCATAGCCCTCAATTTCCTCAATGCTAGTATTTTTTATTGTGTTGATATGATCTATAATGAGATCACCATCTTTCCAATTACCAGAATTGATATCAACAAGATCATCAACTTTATAATGTATGTCTAGACGCTTCTTGTTATATTTGCCGATTTGTTTTCTTTGTTTTTTGCTCAGGGATGACTTTTTAGACTGGCCAAATATTTTGGTAATTCTCTTTCTATAGCCTGTCTCTGTTGCAATTGATATATCCCCGGCGCCTGAGGCTTTTGCTGCACCCTTTTGCAGCACACTTGTAACAAATCTAACAAACCTAGGATCTGTCTTGTTGTATACTTTTATAAAGTCTGCAACATCTCCTATGCCCGGGCCTTCTAGAGTGTCGTAATTCGCAGGATCTGTCAAACCCATTGTTAGCCTGGCAGCGCCAGCGTCTGTGAATTCCATATTGCTTAGTGTAGTTCTACAGCCCAATCTCAGTTTTTGTGAGTTTACGTACTTGACCATCGGATCCTTAGAGCCCAGAAACGTTTTAGTTCCGTCATCATCAATAGCTGTTTGGTTTGGTAAAATTGACCACCCAAACTCAATTGTCATTGTCAGCAAATCATTTGTCCCTATAAGCAGCTGATCTAAGCCTGTTAGCTTTGTCTTGTCTGGGAACATTAATGTTAACTCGCCTTTTGCAGCTTCTCGTGTCATTAGAGATGATAAGGCACCTCCATCAAAATTAAAAGAAAAATCTTGAATTACAGCAATCGGAGCAAATTGGTTTGTAGGCGAGGGATCAATATCATTTAGTAAAGAACCGACTTTGCGTCTTGACGGACCTAGTGTTTGAGGCAAGTTAAATGTATCATTACCGATTGATCGTCCAGCTGCTTGAGCTTTGCCCGTATTTGGATCTATTGTTTTTGTAAAAGCACCATCGAGCTCAGCTGATGCACCTTTAAGGCCTATGCTCTCCCCTAAAAGTAAACTTGGACCAAGGGCTTGAATTAACTTTCTTTTCTCAATTCCGTCTGGCAAGTCAATCGTCACATTTAAGATAGGAACAGCTCGACTTATTATATGGTTTGGCATATAATTTAAAAATAGAGATGTATCAGAGCCGCCCAAGCCTTCTTTTGATGTAGTTGCATGAACAAAAATTGTATGGACTGCGCAATTTGACCAGTTTCCCTTAGAGCCCAGTTTGTCGGGCTCATTGATGTGGTGGGCATCAGACTGTTTCAAGGTATCTAATACAGCTTGCCGCGCTTTATTTGACGCCTGACGCAGCTTAGGATTATTTCTTAGCTTTGAGTTTGCTTCAGCTTGAGCTGCATCGGCGTATATAGATTTCAAGGCATCAGGCACGTATAGGGTTGAAAATTTTTCTTCACACGTCTTTGCATTCGCATGATTGTCAGGACTTTTGCCCACAATAACAGCAATCTTTCGGGCTTCATCCGGGCTTTTTGCAAAATTGTGGATTTGTTGGGACAGGTCGTCTGCTATTTGGGCTGTTTCTATAAAGTCAACAATAATTGATGATGATGTAGTTTCCTCTGGGCTGGCTCCTGATTCTATTACCACAGGGGATACTAACCACTTATTTATAACTCCACTCTCGTCTTGCTTGTGCTGAGTTGCCTTTATGATAGGATTGTTATTACCATCTACTACTTTAGCTGCAAAACTTTGAGCATTAGGAGAAGTTGGTACTGGAGGTAACCCTAATGACTTGACAAGACTGGAAAAGGAGGCCCGCCTGTCTTTTATTTCTTTTCTTGTAACTGTCATACATAATCCAGGATTTCATCTTTAGAAGCAGGATAGGTTATTCTGGTCCCTGGCGGCACTTGAAGCCCCCATCCGATTCCGGAAAGCGCCGCGATTACCCACCACAAACTTGAGTTGTTTAGCAGGATCCCAGCAAGGGTATCTAAGCGATGGCCATCTGTTAAAACCATGGTCTCTGTTTTGAGCGTTCCTTGACGGGCAGCATTTTGAACTCTGTCTATTGCGTCAGATGTTCCAAATCGTGTTCCGCCAATAATATCATCCAACAGATATCTTGACATTAGAAGTTTCCTTTATTGTATGCTCTAGATGCACCGACACCGTAAATTGCAGAATTCATCTGTCCTGACGCATCTATTCCTGGCACTATTTCATG